GTGCACTGGTCAATCAATCGTGCTATTATAGTATCATCAAGAATTAAAGCAAAGGCACCTTAGGCAAAAGCCTAGAAAAGCTTCTGAAAAACTGCTGGCTTGGGTTACCAGTGGCGATAGAGTAGGATGTTTTAATATCGCAAAAAAAGGCTACAACAAAATAAAAAAGAAAAGGTAACAATATACTATTGGTTCTGATAGAGGTTAGTAGTCGCCTCTCGTTAAGTCACTCATTGAGTGGCTTTTTGATTTTTTAAGAAGTGGAGGTGATGGAAAATCGTAAAGAAAAGAAGTAGAGAACAGGTTGATGAGTTCGGTTTGAATAGTCGTGAACGAAATTTTGCAGATGAGTACATCGCTAACGGCAATAACGCGACACAGGCTTATTTAAAAATATATCCAACATCTGGCGAAGCCAATGCCGCTAACAAAGGAAGCGCATGGGTTAGAAAAGGTGAGATTTTAAACTATATCAAAATCAAAACAAAGGAACGACTAGATGCATCGGGATTGAAAGCAAACGACATCATAGATCGTCTTATCGATATTGCTTTTGGTCGACCCATTGTTGGATATAGTAAACAGACGGATAAAATAACAGGCGAGGTTATAAAGTATGTTGAATACGAAGGTACGGCGCCTATCGACGAACAGATAAAAGCTCTTGAGTTATTAGGTAAGTATCTCAAATTATTCACTGATAAAGTTGAGGCGGACGTTTCTGGAACGGTGGTGTTTGCGAATGAGTCAGACATACCAGATTAAACAGAACGATATTGTCGTAGACTTGCCGAAGATGGTTGGAGCTGGATATGGTCAGTTCTGGCGATCGAGAAATCTTTACCGAGTTGTCAAAGGGTCCCGTGGTTCGAAGAAGTCTAAGACGACTGCTTTGAATTATGTTACCCGTATTTTGAAATATCCCTGGGCCAATTTACTTGTCATTCGTAGATACTCAAACACGAACAAGCAATCGACCTACACGGATTTTAAGTGGGCAGCTAACCAACTAAAAGTCGCTCATAAGTTTAAATTCAACGAGTCGTTGCCTGAGATAACTGTAAAAGAAACAGGTCAGAAGATTCTCTTCCGCGGTTTGGACGATGAACTTAAAATTACATCTATCACGGTTGATGTTGGTATTCTTTGTTGGGCATGGTTTGAGGAAGCGTATCAAATCGAAACTGAAGATAAGTTCAGTACAGTCGTCGAGTCTATCCGTGGTAGCTTAGATGTGCCTGATTTCTTTAAACAAATCACGGTCACGTTTAACCCGTGGAACGAGAGGCATTGGCTCAAGCGGGTCTTCTTTGACGAAGAGACTAGACGAGCCGATACACTTTCGATGACGACTACCTATCGATGCAACGAGTGGCTTGATGAAGTCGATATCAAACGCTATGAGGATTTGTATCATACGAATCCAAGGCGTGCGAGAATCGTATGCGACGGCGAGTGGGGTGTCGCTGAAGGTTTAATCTACAACAACGTGACTGTCAAGGAATTTGACAAAGACGAGTTGCTACAAAACCCTGATAACAAGTTGTGCATCGGTCTTGACTTTGGTTTCACTCACGATCCAACCGCTTTGTGTTGCTCGTTGATAAATGACAAAACAAAAGAAATACACATCTTTGACGAAGCGTACAGAGTCGGTCTGATAACCAAGGAAGTCGCTAAGATGATAAAGGACAAAGGGTATCATCGATCTACAATCATCGCAGATAGCGCAGAGTCACGGCTAATTGAAGAGCTAAGGTCAGAGCATGGCATATCTCGAATCAAAGAGAGTAGGAAAGGTAAGGACAGTATCATGGCAGGCGTATCTAAATTACAAGGATACGCTATTTATGTGCATCCAAGTTGTGAACATATCATGGACGAATTTTACAGTTATTGTTATCAACGAGATAAAGAAGGTAATTGGTTGAATAAGCCGGAAGACAAGAACAACCACTTGATGGACGCATTGCGATACAGTCTTCAATGCATTGAAGGTGTCAAAGCTACTGTCCGCAGACGGTCAGATTTTGGCTTGTAGAAAGGAATTAAATGTATCAGATTTTAACTTATCCGAGAGAGGGATATGACGAAACGGCTTTAAACAAAGAATTGATTTACAAGCTGATTCAAAAACACACACAAGAACGTCAGCGTTTGAAGAAACTTAAAAGCTACTACATGGGCGAGCATGCTATTTTGAACCATGAACGACGAAACAAGAATGCTCCGAACTTTAAAACAGTAGCTAATCACGCTAAGGATATTTCGGACACCGCCACAGGTTACTTTATGGGCAACGCTATTAAGTACAATAATACTGCTGAAGGCGATATCGAATCATTATTGGTGGCATTTGACGGCGCTGAAATTGACCAGGTAGACACACAGAACGCATTGAACATGTCTATCTATGGCCGTGCTTACGAATACATCTATGCCAAGGAAGGATTGACTGAGCTTGATTCTACTAGCGTAGATCCTGAGAATGTATTCCTGGTTTATGATGATAGTATCGAACGCAAGGTTCTCTTTGCAGTGTACTACTACGAAATCAAGGATGACACGAAGGATGCTACCAAGTATCAAGCTGAAGTCTTTACTCAAAATCTGCATTATCACATCGTGCTGCGTGATTCAAGCACAGGAACAACACAGAATGAGCAAGTAGAACCTCACAATCTTGGTCAGGTCCCAATCATTGAATACCGAAACAATAACTTTACGATTGGTGACTACGAACAACAAATCAGTTTGATTGATGCTTACAACTCGTTGATGGGTAATCGTGTCAACGACAAAGAACAAGCAGTCGAGTCTATTCTCGTATTGTACGGTGCGCAGTTAGCTGACAACCTGGAAGATGCCAGAGAAGCAATGAGCATCCTTGCTGAAGAAGGACTTTTGGAGTTGCCAACAGATGCCAAGGCTGATTTCTTGAAGAACGCTCTGGACGAGAACGCTACTGAAATCTTGCGTAAGGCTTTGAAAGAAGACATCTACACATTTAGCCATGTGCCAAATTTGACAGATGAGAGCTTCGCAGGGAATACTTCGGGCGTGGCCATGGAATTTAAGTTGCTAGGTCTTGAGATGATAACTAAGACGAAAGAAGCAAACTACAAGCGAGGTCTTAGACAGCGTATTGCTATCTTTGCTCATTATCTGGGCATGCAGCAGATTGCTCTTGAGGCACACTCGATTGTGCCACAGTTTAGCCGTGGATTGCCTAAAAACTTACTTGAATTGTCACAGGTTATCAATAATCTTGAAGGTAAGGTGTCACTTCGTCAGCTTATTTCTCTCTTACCATTCGTCGAGGATCCTGACGCTGAATTGGAAGACCTTGAGGAAGAAAAAGAAAAGAATATGGAACGTGTGCCATTCTTTAACCAGGTTAACACGAAGCCAGACGAAGAGGTGACAGATGAAGAACCAAGACTATTGGACCAAGAGGAAGGCTAATCTCATCTATGAGCAGATGGATAAGGCTGAGAAGCAAGCAGACAAGTTTGATAAAGTCTACAAAGAGTCCAAAGCTTATTTAGATAAACAAATCAACAAGATTTTTGACAAGTTTCAGCGTGATTATGGTTTGAGCGAGCGTGATGCTCGTCATGTCTTGAAAAACATGAAGGACCAAAAGGGCCTGAATGAACTTCGTAAGGTTCTTGAAGCTCGACCGAATGACCCAAATATACAAAGGTTACTGGCTGATTTAGATAGTCCGGCTTACGCTTATCGCATGAAACGTTTAGAACGTTTGAATGACGATTTAGACCGTATGCGTGAGTCTATCTATCATTCAGAGAAATCAGGCTCAGATGCCTTTTATAGCGACTTAATGAAAGATAGTTACTACAAGGCTACTTTCGACTTGCAGCAGCAGACAGGTCTTGCTTATAGCTTCTCTGACTTACCTGAAACAGAAATCAAACGTCTACAAGGTCTAAAGTGGACAGGAGAAGCCTATTCGGACAGAATATGGTCGAATACAGGGGCGCTTGCTTCAAGCGTGAAGGACGAGCTCCTAGTAAGTCTCATGACTGGTCGGAGTGCAAGAGCCACGGCTCAAGTAATCGCTGAACGTTTTGAGGTTGGTCAGAACAAAGCTAGACGTTTGGTACGGACTGAGTCAGCGTTCTTTCACAATCAAATGGAACTGCTTAGCTATGAAGATGCTGAGATTACAAAGTATAAATTCGTAGCCGTGCTGGATAAACGGACATCGCATATCTGTCAACAGCACGACAATAAGGTTTATAACACAGACGATGCCGTACCTGGTGTGAATTATCCACCACTACATCCTTGGTGCAGGTCTACTACTATCGCCTATGACGAAGATGCAGATTACAGCAAATTAGAGCGTAGGGCTAGAAATCCTGAAACAGGAAAGGTCGAGTACGTGCCTGCTGATATGTCTTATAAAGAGTGGTATGATAAATACGTTGCAAAAGACAAAGGAAAGAGTTATAATCAGAACGTGAACACGATTGACTTAATGGCTAAACAACGCTCTTTCACAGTCGGGAATGATATTAGAGTCAAAACAAAGAAATTGACTGGAACGGATTTTGATTTTTGGGTACAAGATGACACAAAGAAAATACGAGATTCGGTTTTAAATGTTAATACTATTTTTCAAGAACTGGACTCCTATAAGAAACCAACTGTTGTATTTTTGAAAAAATCGAGACTTCCTGGTTTAGCGGGATATGATTATAAACAAGACACTATGTTTATAAGTGATGATTTCCATTCAGAAAAAGAATTCAAAGAAATTTTATCGGATGGATTTTTTGCTTCAAAAAACATCAGGGATGCGCTTATTCATGAGTTGACTCATAAAAAACATTGGGATTCTGCTAAAGCATTTTACAAAAAGAATAAAAAGAGGTATAATAACCTTGAAGAAGCAATGAAGGTATTAAATGCTCCGTTGGTGTCGTATGTGAAAACACAACAAAACCTTGATATGATGTATCTTCACAAAATTAGTATTAATGCGTTAGCTGCTTTTGAGAAAAATAATATCAATGAATTAGTAGCTGAAGTCGGTGTTTTAGCTGAAGACACACCAGATAAAATATTGTTACAAAAAGTTAAGGAGGTACTGAAATGGAAGTAATGGCGTTACCTAGTAAAGAAACAATGCAATTCTATACAGAAATTTATCCATGGGTAAAATCCAGTTACCCAGATGACGAAACTCCTAGATTTGTATTTCAAGAGGATACCCCTAATCACATTTTTGAAACGTTTAACCGTATTAAAGGTAAATTAGGTTACGAATATGCAAGGTAACTTTATGATACCTTTGAAATTAAACCAAAACTTGAATTTGCTTATTAATAGTTGTCAAAGCACCTAGAGAAATCTAAGTGCTTTTTTCATGCTCAGAAAGGAGGAGTTTATGTTTATTTGGGAATGGGTGTTGATTGCCCTGGGGTGGTTGGTATTTTTGTTGTTAATCTTTATTATTCTGGCCGTGTTCAGCGGAATAATTGAAGGTGTAAAGAAAGGATTGAAAAAATGGAACCTTGGAAAGAACGATTTAAAAAAGAATACTACGAATTGAGAGAAAAATTCCAAAAGTTAGACATGATGATTAGTCAATACGAAAAAGGAGAGTTAGAGTTTGAACCTAAATGTCCTATCGATTTTTTAAAGCGTCAGCGTTCAGTCATGTGGGAGTATCTTTCAATTCTAGAACAACGTGCGGAAATTGAAGAAATTAAACTATAAAATCTAACCGTATGGGTTCCCGTACGGTTTTTATATTGTCCGAGCATTGAAGACACTAAAAGCCATGGAATTACACAGTCGGGGACGACTTTAAAAATAGGAGGTTCGTAATGAACGAAGAAACACAAACAGTCGAAACGGTTGAAGTACAAGAGGTACCTGCAGAACCTACTATCGAAAACCAACCGCAAGACGAGAAGAAGTACACAGATGCAGAAGTCGATGCCATCATCGATAAGAAGTTTGCTAAGTGGAAATCAGAGCAAGAAGCCAAAGAAAACGAAGCTAAGAAGCTTGCTAAAATGAACGCTGACGAGAAACAGAAATATCAGTTAGATCAGCGCGAGCAAGAACTGACCAATCGTGAACAAGCTATTGCTCGCAAGGAATTGACCGCAGAAGCTAAGGCAATGCTAAGCGAACGTGGCTTACCAGTTGAATTAGTAGCCGTGGTCGATTTGTCGAATGCTGAAGCCGTGACCGAATCGGTCGCAAGCATTCAGAAAACGTGGGAGGATGCAGTACAGAAAGGTGTATCCGAACGCATGAAGGGTAGCGCACCCATTAAGACTGCGCCGCAACAATCATCACGGCTTTCAAAAGCTCAATTTTTCCAAATGAGCCATTCAGAGAAGGCTGCACTGAAGCAGTCAAACCCTGAATTATATAACTCATTTTTAAATTAAATAAAAAGGGGAATTTAACACATGACACAAACTAAAATTGCAAATCTCGTAAATCCTGAAGTAATGGGAGATATGATTGCAGCTAAACTACCAAAGAAATTGCAAGTGATTCCATTTGCAGCAATCGACCGCACGCTTGAAGGTGTACCAGGTAATACAATTACTGTTCCATCATACACTTATATCGGTGATGCTGAAGATGTAAACGAAGGTGTAGAAGCTGGAGTAGTAGTTCTTGGAACATCTACTAAGACTGCTACAATCAAGAAAGCTATGAAAGCTGTTGAATTGACAGATGAAGCTGTTCTTTCTGGTTATGGTGACCCAGTAGGTAATGCTGAAAACCAACTTGCACTTTCAATTGCATCTAAAATCGATAACGATGCAATGGATGCACTTTTGAAAACAAACACTCGTAAGTTTGACTCTAAGACAAAAGCAATCAGCTATGATGTAATCGTAGATGCTATTGATTTGTTTGAAGAAGAAGTCAACACTGAAAAAGTAATGTTTGTCAATCCAAAACAAGTGACAACATTGCGTAAAGATCCTAACTTCATCTCAGCGGATAAATATCCTAACCAAGTTGTAATGACTGGTGAAATTGGAACAATCGCTAACACACGCATCGTTCCTACTAAGAAAGTTGCTCTTGATGGAACTAGCGCATTCTTCACTTGTCCAATCATCAAACTCACTCATGATGATGAAACTGAAAAAGACACTCCAGCATTGACTGTTTACCTTAAACGCGATCCAAACGTTGAAGTAGATCGTAAGTCATTGAAACGTACTACTGAAATCTCAATCGACGAGTTCTACACAGTGGCCGTTTCTGATGATTCTAAAGTCGTGCTTGCAGAAATCAAGAAATAAGGTCTGACCAATGAAAGTCAGAGTCAAGAAAGCCTTCAATGATTGGCAAGCTAATGTGGTTCGACAAGAGAATGAAGTCTTTGAGATGACAGAAGAGCGCTTTGACGAACTGTCTCACAATCTTGAAGAAGGGTTCTCGGTCGATATCGCAGATGTAGTTGAAGTCATTGACGAAGAAGAAACCGAAGCACAAGGAGACGAGACGACTCCTTTAGATTAGGAGGTCTTATGGAACTTGGAAAACTAAAAATGTTGACAGGCGAGAGTGACGAAGCAGTCCTCTCGTCTTTGATTTTACGGGCAGAAAATATCATTTTATCAGAAACTAATCGAGACAATCTCACGCCTGCGCTTGAAAGACTTATCCCAGAGCTTGTAATCGAGCTCTACAATCGTTCAGGAAGCGAGGGAGAGCAGTCAAGAAGCGAAGGTGGTATATCTGTTACTTACGGAGAAAACGGATTGTCTATGGGGGTTTTACAACGTATTCGGATGCATCGCTTAGCGAGGGTGGCAGGCCATGTTTTTGAAAAAGAATAGACTGAAACCTTATAACCTCAAACGGTTCAAGAAAATCGTGACAGACGAAGGGATTGCTAAAGAAGGATATGCGGATGAGCTTGAAGAAGTGAGGCTTGAATTGTGGCCGGCTAGTAGCAAGCTACAATCTGAAATCTATGGTGAACGCTTGAATGATATCCTGAATGCGAATGCGAGCAAGGATGCAAACATCAATGTCAAAGATGGTGTTTGTATCGAGAGCAAGACAGAAGTCACGCACAGGGTTATCTCGAAAAAAGTGTATAGCCAACATCAAGTATTGGAGTTAGAACGTGTCAGATTTAATCGGAGCAGATAGCTTAATTGCTAAATGTCGTAAGCTGGCAAGCAAACAAGTAGGCGATGACATCGTCAGGCGTGCGGTCTTGAATGCGTGTAAAAATGTAGTTCAAGCAGAAGCCAAACTCAGAGCACCGGCAAATGAGGGCGAGTTGAGGAATAGTATCAAAGTAAGAGCTAGGATTGAAGGTAGCCGAGTAATCGGTGAAGTCTTCACGAATTCAGATCACGGCGCTTATGTCGAACTTGGAACAGGTCCGAAAGGACTAGCTAATCATTCGGGTATATCGCCTGAAGTGAGCGTGTCTTATCGGTCAACGCCTTGGTACGTGCACGAAGACCAAATCAACGTAGGACCTTACCACTTTGCAAAAAGAGGTGAGTTCTACAAGATGTATGGTCAGCCGGCGCAACCTTACTTGTACCCTGCCTTGAAGGACAACCAGGAACGTGTATCAAACAACATCTCTAAATACGTTAGTAGGAAGCTGAAGGAGCAGATATAATGATCAATATTAAACCCGTAATTTACAAAGAATTGCAGAAGGTCGCAGATAATGTGACCGATACTTATCCGGACGATTGGGAGAACTTCCCAGTCGTCATTTTTTTAGAAGAACAAAACAAACCAGGTGAATGGTATGGCGAGAAAGAGCGCAAATCGAATATCCGCTACAAGGTTGATATATTCGACAAAGACAGTACAAGCGATTTAGCGGTCAAAATCGATGAAATCTTCGCATCTTTAGGATTGCGAAGAACTGACTGTCAGGACGTTCCTGACCCGTCGCATTTGCGTCATAAGTTGATGCGCTTTGAAGGAATCGTTGACCTAAATTCACAATTGGTTTATCAATACAGAATGGAGAATTAATAGATGTTAGCAAATGGAATTAAGCTCGCTTATGGAAAAGCTAAAGGAACTTATACTGACCTTGTAGGACTTAAAGAAGTGCCTGAATTCGGTATCGAACCTGAAAAGGTTGAAAACACAACCCTTGCAGATAAGGTTAAAAAATACGAATTTGGTATTGGTGATGCAGGAGAGCTTGAGTACAAGTTCGCTTATGATAACTCAAGCACAACTTCTTCTTACCGTGTTTTGCGTAAGGCAGCGGAAGATAAGGAGAAACTCTTCTTTGAACAAACTTACCCAGATAAAACTAAGGTTCAATTTGAAGGTCAAGTATCTGTCAAACTTGGCGGCGGCGGTGTGAACTCTGTTATTGAGTTTACTCTTAAAATTGCACTACAATCTGAACTTGAATTCACAGACGGAATTGGAGGTTAATAGATGACTACTCTACCATACGCAGTTTGGCAAGTCAGCGAGGATAAGGAGTTGAAACTCCGCCTCACATCCTTGCAAGCGACTAAAGTCGAAGAAAAAATCGGAGTGAACTTGCTCAAGGTGTTCATGCCCGCTGAAGGTGAGTCTTTTGCATTGCCGCCACTCAAGGTGATGTTGCTCTTGACTCACGGAGCGCTTCAGAAATATGAGCACGGCATTTCATTCGAAGATGTATCTGATCTATATGATTCTTACGTGGATAATGGCGGTGACCAGGCAGCGTTTATGGCAGATGTTGTCTTGCCGATGCTTCAAGTATCGGGTTTTATGCCACGGGAGGAGAAAAACAAGAAGAAAGCTCCCAAAAAATCCAAAGCCAAAATGGAAGTAATCGACTAGAAGAGACTACAGTCCATTCAGTAAAAGAAATGGTTGAGAGGCTATATCCGATGTTCTTAGATATCGGAGGAAAGCCTCTCGATTTTTGGGATTTAACCATATTAGAAATCAGAGACATGATTGAAAGTCACAATCGTGTCACGATTCAAAAGCAAAAAGAAAAAATAGTTGAATCTTACAGGCTTTCGCAAATGATAGCGAATAACGTATCTTTGTTACTTTCGAAAGAAGCTAAACCTCTTGACGTTTGGGACTACGCTCCGGACTTGTTCCAGGAAGAGAGAGACCAAGTCGAAAAAGCAAGGCAAGAACAAGAAATGAGGATGCATAAGGAACGCATGCGCGCATTCGCTGAAAGTCATAATCGAAAAATGAAAATGAAAGGAGAATAGATGGGAGTTACTCTTGATGAGCTCAAGGTAATGATTGATGCTGAAATCGCACCTTTCAAGAGCAAGATGAAAGAAGTCGAGAACAGAGTCAAAGATGCATCTGGTAGGGTCCAAGAATCAACCAACAAGATTAAGGCACAGTCCGGTTCTATGCTGGGTACATTTGCTAAATTGGCTAAATTCGCTGGGTTGGCATATCTTGGTAAGAAGATGCTCGATGTCGGTATGTATTCGACTCAAATGGCTCTTGAAGTCACAGCAGCAGTCAACCAAATTAAACGCCAAATGGGCGAGAGCTCACAAACATTCTTAAAATGGGTCAATGATAATGCGAGCGCTATGAATATGGGCGTTGGTGAAGCGACAAAATATGGGGCGGTATATTCAAACTTATTTTCTGGCTTTATCAAAGACTCAAACAAGCTCAGCGCCTATACTGCTAAGATGCTTCAGACATCTGCAGTTGTCGCAGAGGGTTCAGGCCGTAGTATTACGGACGTTATGGAACGCATTCGTTCAGGTTTGCTCGGGAACACCGAAGCAATTGAAGATTTGGGAATCAACGTAAATGTGGCGATGATTCAATCTACTGAAGCGTTCAAGCGTTTTGCAAATGGTCAAAGCTGGGACCAGTTGGATTACCAGACACAACAACAAATTCGCCTTATGGCTATCCTGGAACAAGCGACCGCCAAATATGGCACGACCTTGTCGCAGTCAGTCAACGGACGAATCAGCTTGTTTAAATCATTACTTAAAGATGCTGCACTTAACGTAGGGAACGCATTCCTACCAATCGTGAACGCAGTCATGCCAGTCTTGAATTCGTTTGCGATGGTACTGAAGAACGTTACTGCTAAATTGGCCGAATTCATCGCTTTGATGTTTAACAAGAAAGCGACTGTAAAAGACGGTGGTGTAGCCGGAGCGGTCAATGATATGAACGGCTCGCTACAAGATGCAGCAGGCGGTGCAGGCGACCTCGCAGATGCCATGGGTGACGCAGATGATGCTTCAGGTGGTATGGCCGATAACCTCGACGACACAGCCAAGTCAGCTAAAAAAGCCGTTAAGGAATTACTTGGTCTAATGGGATTTGATGAAATCAACCTATTAGGTAAGAAAGACGATTCTGGTGATGATGACGGCGCTGGCAAAGGCAAAGGCGGTGGCGGCGGAGGCAAAGGCAAGAAAGGAAAAGCGGGCGGTGGCGCACCTTTCAAGGATATCTTGCCAGAAGTAGCTCTTACCGATATGGATAACCAATTCAAGAGTATCTTTGATGGTCTTGGAGATAAACTAAAAGGTTTATTTGACCTATTTGGTAAAGGGTTTAATGCTGCGTTTAGAGCTGAAGGTCTAGAACGTATCAAGATTGGTCTTGGTCAAATCAAGACGACACTTGAAGAAATCGCTACTGATCCACGGGTAGTTAATGCCTTCAATGGCATGAACGAGAAAATCGCTTATGCACTAGGGCAGATTACGGGTTCTATCGGTACGGTCGGAGTTGGTATCGGTGTTTTCCTTGCTGAAAGCATCGCAAACGGTCTAGGGCGTCAAAAAGAGCGCATCACCCGCGCTCTGGTGGCAGAATTTGAGAATACGGGTAATATGTTTGCCTCGGCCGGAAACATCGCTCAAGCGTTCGCAGACGGTTTCTATGATGTCATTACATCGACTGGTGCTATTCGTATCGGAAGTTCGATTGTGTCATCTATTTTAGCAATTAGTTCAAGTATTGTAGAGATTAGCTACAAGTTTGGTGGCGACCTTATGAAAGGTATCGAGCAAATTGTTACGGATAACATGCCTGGCATTACTGAAATTTTCTCAAATACTTTGTCTGACATCGCTCCAATCTTTGAAAGTGCTGAACAAGCAATCAATGACATGTCTGATTCAATCAGTCGTGTGTATGATAATTATATTAGACCGTCGATTGAATCATCAACGAAGGCTATATCTGGTTTTGTTAGCGTATTTGTAAAAGGGTGGAACAATCATATCCAACCTGTCATCAAGAAAATCGGTCAAGGTTTCTCCGATACAATCGGTAAGCACATTTCACAATTGATTCAAAAGATTTTGGACATGGTCGCTAGCTTCCAAGAAATGTCACAAGTTATCAATGCTTATTTAGCACCAGTTATCAGCTTTATTGTTGACTTACTGATTAGAATCCTCGCTCCTGCCATTGAGTACATAGTAGAGGTTTTTCGTGTATTATTTAATGTTGCTGCAGATATTTTGGGAGGAATAGCCGACTTCCTTAAGGGGGTATTTGATATTATCACGGGTATCCTTACCGGTGATATGAGCAAAATTTTCGACGGCTTCACCGAAACGGGCGATGCTATCATGAGCATCTTGTCTACAATCTTAACTGGATTGTTAGATTTGACAGTAGCAGTCTTGAAGTTTATTTGGGATGCTGTTGTGGCAATCTTCCAAGGAATTTGGGATGGGATTGTGGCTATCTTCACACCTCTCGGAGAATGGTTCTCAGAACGATGGAACGACATTACAACAGCTTTAGCAGATGTCGCTAAGTGGTTTGGTGACATATTCCAGAAGGCTTGGGACGCACTAACGAATGTATTTTCATCAATCGGCACTTGGTTTGGTGAAAGATGGAACGATGTCACGAACGCACTTGCTAACGTGGCTACTTGGTTCGGAAGTGTCTTCAAAACAGCATTTGAAGCGGTCAAGAACGCATTCAGCACGATTGGTAGCTTCTTCTCTGGTGTGTGGACCACGGTCAAAAACATCTTCGTGAATGCTGGTCAAATGGTCGGTAGTGCAGTTGGTGGAGCGTTCAAGAGCGCAGTTAACGCCGTTCTAGGCACGATTGAGAACGTCGTCAATGGTTTCATTGGTATGATCAATGGCGTCATCGGAATGATCAACAAAATCCCTGGTGTATCCCTGGGAAGCATTGGCTATGTCAGCCTTCCTCGTTTGGCTCGTGGTGGTATCGTTGACAGTCCTACAGTAGCCATGATTGGTGAGGCTGGTAAAGAGGTTGTTATGCCACTTGAAAACACTGGCTTCTTGCAAACTATGGGACGTGTTGTAGGTGGGGCCGTAGTAAATGCTCTAGGTGGTGGCTTAACACAACCAAGTGGCTTCAGTGGCAGTGGTGACATTGTTATTCAAATCGGCGGCCATGAGTTTGGTCGTGTGGCCATCCAAGAAATCAATCGAGAACAAGAACGTGCAGGACAAGTCTTGCTTAATATCTAAAGGGAGGTAAAATGGCACGCTTAATCATTAACGGGGTGGCTGTTAAGCCTCCCAAATCTTTTCAAGTAGACATCCAGGACATCGACGGAGAAACAGGACGTAATGCTAACGGAGATATGGTGCGTGACCGTATCACGACCAAGAGAAAGTTAAACTGCGAATGGGGCATGCTGACTCAGGGTGAAATGAGTCAGATTTTAAATGCCGTGGCTCCTGAATTCTTCGAGGTGTCTTATCCGGATCCAATAAACGGACAAACAACTAAAACGTTCTACGTTGGTGATAGAACGGCTCCGAGCTACTCATTTACTGAAAAATTCAAGCCATGGTCTGGCGCTAAGTTCAATCTGATAGAAAGGTAGGTTTTTAAATATGGATGTATTCAGACGACAGAAATTCAATGAAGCTATGTTTGCTAAAAACCGTACTCTTGCTATCAGAGTAGGACAGTATCAATCTAGAGATATCAACGAGGCTAGTTTTGATTACGGATACATCAAAGGCGATACATATAAGCCAGGTGGGACGTGTGCAGGTAGTGCCAAGATTGTTTTTGCGAGCGTGATTACATCGTTCAGCAAATTAGATAAAATTTATCCAGAGATTGGCCTTTTGGTTGATGGAACCTATGAATGGGTCAAAATGGGTGAATATTTCATTAACGATATTGAGATAGACCGCAATCGTAAAACGACCAAGCTTGATCTCATGGATGGAATGTTTAAGTTGAACCGTGAACACGTCACAGACTTAACTTATCCAGCAGAAATCAGAAATGTGATCAAAGAAATCTGTTTAAAGACAGGTGTCGAACTTGCTAATGAAAACATGGGTATCGCATCCATGAATTATCGAATTGACAAGATTCCTAAAGATAAAAAAATGACATTCCGAGACGTATTAGGGCAATCAGCTCAAATGCTCGGAATGTCTTGTTTTTTCAACCGTGAAGGAAAATTAGAAGTCAAGGAATTGACCGACTCAGGTATCACGATTACTGCTGATAGCTACTTCATGCACGGATTGACCAAGAGCGAGATCGAGTATCAAATTGCAGGTATTACTTGTAAAAAAGATAAAGAAACGCTCACGGTCGGATTGCGTACAGGTCGTTCGCTCGAGATTGAGAATGTGTTGATGTACCAATCGGCCTTAGATAACTTGTATCACAGTATCAAGGATATTAGGTATTATCCATACAGCCTGAATTATCAAGGGCATCTATTACTTGATGTTGGTCAGTGGGTAACTATCAAAACCAACACAGGAGAGACTTTTAAATCTCCAGTTTTGAGTCAATCTTTCAATTTTAAAGGTGGGCTTCGTGGTCGCATTAGCGCTGACAGCAAAGCTGGGAATGATGCGCAATATTCGTATGCAGGTACAATTACCAAAAAGATTGAACAATTCAATGAGTTTGAAGCTCAACTTCAAAACCAAATTGAGGAAGCAGATAGAGGGTTCGATGCAAAGGTTGACCAAATAAAGCAAGATTTTAGCGACCAAATCAAACTCGTTGAAGCAAAAGCCGAAGAAAACAAACGTTCGTTATCCGAAGAAATCAATCGAAGGTTTCAAGATTTCAACTCAGCTGGTTTTGAAGAGACCAAAGCAAAAGCAGAAGAAGCCTTGAAAAAGGCTGGCACGAGTGCTGAAGTTATTAGTGAAATCAAGGAAGTTATTCGGGGAAACTCTATTGATCTCATCAATATCTCTAGTAGAGTTAACGAGCAAGATGGCAAAATTACTGACTTTAAAAATGAATATGGCTCTAAAATGCTTGAAGTCAATCAAACGACAGACGGCATAAAAACAAAAATTGGAGAAATAACATCATTCATTGATAAGGACGGCCAACGTCAAGAAGAATTGAAGCGATATGCTAGAGAAGAAACAGCTAGCAAAACAAATGCTATCCGTGAAACAATATCAAGAGATTATGTCGCTAAAAGTACTTTTACAGAAACCGTTGAAAGTACGAACCAACGTTTTGAAGCACTCAAACGAGATAACGAGGTCAAACTAGCCGATTACAAACAAGGGATTGACGGACGAATTACAACACTTGCAAGTCAAATGGCTGGAAAGGTCAACGACGCTGATTTCCAAAGAGTTAAAGAAACAAGCCAATTATACGAGCGTGTTTTGGGTAACACAGAACAAGGCTTGCCTGATAAAATTTCACGTTTGGTTATGACCAACGAGATTTTCCAAACAGAAGTCAACGACTTAGTCGTATCCGATAATAACTTGATTGTAAATTCTGAAAAACTAGACAAGCATACTATCGTCAATAAAAGAAGTGGAGTTAGTATCTATAACACGGACTATGGTGTATTCAATATTGACGCTCAAGGCTTGACTAGTTATAACTGGGGCGGGTTCACGTTACCCATTTACGTTCCTAAAATCCTAAAAGATGAAGTGTACACGCTAGGTTTTAAGTATAAAATCAGACGACAATTAGATCATGAATTTTGCGTGGTTATTAAAAATCACTCACGGAACAAAACTGTTTTACAAAAAACGATTGCCAATCCTGAAACACCAGTTAGAAACGTTTGGATTGATTTTCAAGGTACGTTCAAAATGACAGAAGACCTTGATTTTGACCAAGTAGGGAGCTTCCCTATTTACTTCTATCTTGTAAAAAATGGATGGATAGAAGTCAAAGAGCCTATGCTTGTGAGAGGTCCGAGAACTGGTAGCTTTAAGCCAAGCCAATTTGACGAAGCTTATAAAATGACAGACGAAGCTAAAGGACTTGCTACGGATGCACAGACAAGAGCGATACAGATTGCTAAAGGTTTGGAAGCAACACGAACTCAAGTAACACAGCTTGCAGGTTCATGGGCGGTTCAAAATCTGAATAGCGCTGGGGATATCATTTCTGGTATCAATCTAGGTGCTAATGGGAACAACCGCATTATTGGCCGAGCAACACACATCACAGGCGACACCTTGATTGACAATGCAGTTATCAAGTCAGCCATGGTTGATAAATTGAAGACTGCAAACTTTGAAGCTGGTTCAGTGACTACTAACATTTTAGAAGCTGAAGCAGTAACAGCTGATAAGGTTAAGTTTGATACTGCATTCATTCAGAAGTTAGTTTCAAAACAAGCATTCATTGATGAGTTGTTTGCGAAACAAGCGACGATTACTCGGATTCAATCCATTGACTTCACAGCTAACCATATTAAAGGTGGGATGCTCACGTCTACAAACGGTAGATCAGTCTTTGATTTGAACTCTGGACAAATTCGGATGCAAAGTGGGTCTACTGGGTGGAGAACCTCATGGGATTCGAATGGATTAGCGTTTAGAGGCCCTGGTAATGACGTTTGGGGTGCGATGGGTGGTGACTCTGGCGGTGGTGTAGGTATCTATATGCGTGGAGACCATGCATTTAACTTAGTTGTAAACCATAACGATGATGGGAAGTCACAGCCTTATACACCTTTGCGTGTAAAATATGGAGATGGTACATACTTGCAATTTTCTCCAGGCGGACCTAGTTACAACCTGTTAACTTTATTTAAAACTATCTTTGATAATTTTAAATACAATAATAGTACCTATTATGATATTAGATAAAACGAGGTGAACAATGAACATATCAAATAAAGTGATTCAAAACTTAGGTATTCAACTAACAAATAAGACAATCGATGAGGCTTTTAGTCTTGCTGAACGTGACGAATTACGGGAGCAACTCCAAGAAGCCCACGGGCAACTTGAAAAAATCAACAAAGTCTTGCAATCAGATGAAAAACTAAAAGAATTGTTTGACGAAATCGCAGAAAAATTAGAAAAGGAATAATATATGGCATTTAAAATCATTAACAAATACTTACAAGAAAACAACAGAACATTCGTAGCAATTCGACAAGATGCACCATACACGGCGTTTGACCGTGTCTTGATTGGCAATCACATGAATGAGTCAGATGAAGATTTGATTAAGGCAGTAATCGGTCAAGTAACGACTGAATTTAATCCTGCTGAAGGAGTTAAAAAACTTCAAGAAGATTTGCAAACTCAAGCACAAGAATACGAAGTTAAGCTCGCTGAGAAAGATGCAAAAATCGCAGAAGTAAAAGCTGTCGCAGATTGGGCGGTATTGGTTCGTGTAACAGATGTAGATAATCCGCTAGATCCAACAGTTTTCAAGCGTGGACTTGAATTGGTAGACCTTGGCCAAGTTGGAAAAACTTACAAACCACAAGAAATCTTCACACTTAACAATCCGAACCATGTTGAGAAGTTCCAGGAAGGGCAACGTGTCATGGTTCAAGTGAACGAAGAATTCACTTATCAAGGTCAAACGCTCGAAGAGCTAGCAAGTCTTGAACAAAACGGAAAGCTAGGCATTTGGAAATGGACTGAACCAAAACCGGTGAAACAATCTAGCGAGCTAGACACTCAACCTGTTCAATAAGAGGTGACGTATGCGAGATTTACCAATTCATGAGCTTATTGAACATCTAAAGAACCTTTCGTCTAGTCCATACATCCACATCTTTTTTTGGCTGATGATCCTGGATATCGTTACAGGATATGTCAAGGCATTTAAGACTAAACGATTTGATAGTAAGATTGGAACCATGGGTTTGATTCGTCATTTCGTAGTATTCACAGTCATCTTACTTGTTGCGATGTATGCCCGTTCGTTGGGTGTTCGTCCGTTGGGAATTACCTGGACAATGTTCTTTATTGCCAATTATCTAGGCTCTGTGCTTGAGAATTGGGAAGCGATTGGTTGGGCATTCCCAGAATTCCTAAAACCTTACATCAACCAAATTAAGAAAGATAATGCTAGAAAACTTGGTCAATTACTAGTCAATGTTGACCAGAAAGATAAAATCGAAGTCGAAATAAAGGAGAAAGACGATGAATAAAATCAACTGGAAATTACGTTTACAAAATAAAGTCACTTTAATCGCTTTATTAGGAGCAATCTTTTTGATGTCTCAGCAGTTTGGTCTTGAAATTCCAAAGAACGTCCAAGATGGTGTAAACACGTTTGTTTATATTTTGGTATTGTTAGGGGTTGTCAATGATCCAACAACTGCTGGATTGACAGACAGTGAACGAGCGCTCAAATATTATGAGCCAAATAAAGACTAATCATTTGAGAACCTTTTTAGGTTCTCTTTTTTAACATTTAAAGAAAGGAGCAAGATTTGAAGAAAACCATCGAAAAGAAACTTGAAATCACATCGAATAATAGAGATGTTGATAGACTCTATCAAGAATTCTTCAGTATGGATAAGAACATCGCTGAATTCAAATTCACTCTTGATAATCTAGCTGCTAACAAGGTCATTTGCCTATTTTACTTCAAAAAGTCTAAACGATATGCAACAGTTGATGCGACAATCGAAGATAATACCTTCACTGTAAAATTTGACACTTCGTTGATAACAATGGATGAACCTGTCGTTGGATACATCTATTTTGAAGAGATTGAGAAATCGGCAGACGTGTATAGCTTCCAATTCAATGTTCGAGTTAGTGAACTTGATAAGTCTAAGAATGCGCCTATCATCGAGCAGAAGACAGGTCGCATCGTAGATATCGATAGTATTGTTACCAGGACAGAGCTAGAAGAAATCCTCAAGACTGTTCACGTCGGGAATGCTGTAAACGATAATTCAGAGATCATTAATCGATTGGCAGCATTAGAAGCTAAGCCTGCAATCGATACAAGTCAGTTTGCTACTAAGGAAGAGATACAGAATATTTCTCTCACTCCTGGTCCAAAGGGTGACCGTGGGGATCCTGGACCACAAGGAAACCCAGGAGAGGTTGGTCCTCAAGGACTTCAAGGTCTGCAAGGTCCACCAGGACCTAAAGGAGCAGACGGTTTACAAGGTCCTCAAGGATTGCAAGGTATTCAAGGAGAGCGTGGTCTAGACGGACAACCTGGACCTCGTGGAGAACGAGGAGAACAAGGACCAGCTGGACAGACAGGACCCATGGGACCTCCAGGACCGCAAGGTGAACGAGGACCCGCA